TGGATAGATGTATGGCCTGGAATGAATGGATGGTTGTTAATTTAAGTGTTGAGGAATCATTAAACTTAGAAAACCAAGCGCGGGTGCCCCTACGTCATGGTAATGCAGGAGAAGTAGCGGCGCTGTGCTCAACCCTAATAAAACAGAATCATCACCTTACAAAACTTCTTAAACAAGCAGTAGGGCGTATCGCAGAATTAGAAACAACTATTTATTTAGCTGAATCAAAGAGGAGCAGTTGGTGGAAACGTATATGAACCTGATGCCATTCTTTTTAATTTTCGGAGTATTTGATCCAGTTTCTGCCGGGCTCTTTCACGGCTTATGTTATGCCTTTCCCCAATCTGTAACAGCGTCCATTGCTCGTTGTAACGTTTATTTATTATATCCCGTTCCTTGTCGTTTAAATAAAAAATTGCCGATTCTAAATGTTCTTTGTTATAGCTTAAATCAATTTCCTCAAAAACTTCAGGACTAGCAATTAAATCTAATAATGAGCCGCCGTCAGCTATTATTAATTGGTCTAGGCTAACGTGTGATAAGTTGGCTTCTAATAGCGCTAACACAGAATCTGCGGTTAGTTGCATTATTTCAGAAATTTCTTTTATTGTTGGGTTGCGGCCATGAGTTTGCATATATTCTGCTATTAAACGTTGTGCTTTGTAGCAATTATCTAAGAAATATCCGGGCACTTTGATTACTCGTTCTTGCATGTCAATAGCTCTTGTAATAGCTTGACGCACCCACCAATACGCATAAGTTGAGAATTTATAGCCGCGTGTAGGATCAAATTTTTCAGCTGCACGTTGCAAGCCAATTGAGCCTTCTTGGCATAAATCAACTATTGTCATGTGATTAGATTTTAATCGTCCTGTATAGCGCTTAGCTATGTGCATGACTAACCTTAAATTGCAACTAACTATTTTATTCCTAGCCTTTAAGCCAGCTTTTATTTGTCGTTTTTGATCTGGCGTAAGATCTTTAAGGTCACGCAGTTCCATATACTGTGCAACTTTGCGGCTTAATTGAATTTCCTGTTCAGCGGTAAGCAATGGGAACCGGCTAATTGACTGCAAATACTCACGAACAGGATCAAGTGTCATGCTGCTTGGGAGAGTGCTTCTACGATTTTGTCATAATCGCGGTTAAAGCTAAAAATTAGCTCCAAAGGAATTGGATCGTTGTCATCTTGGGCATTATCGCGGATAGCTTCTGCAACAGCAACAGCTTCTATCATTAATTCGTGTAAACGATTTAAAACAGGTTCTTGCTTTTTGGAGATGGAAACTAATGGATGAGTCATGATTTAGAAAGTTCAGTGAAAGCTTCTTTGGTAATTCTATAATGCTTTTTAGTACCTGGCATCCGCTCTATAAAGCCCCATTCTATTAGTTCAGCTAAAGCGCATGTAACCATGGAACGCCATCTATGTTTTAGCCGATTTTCTCCCTGAGACATTTTTTCTAAATCGCCATCCCAGAAATCGTTAAAACAATTTTCTATGTAACCATTTAAGGCTAAGCCTGAAAATGGATTAAGCAAAAATTTCTCATTAGTTTTAACAATTTGAATAACTATATCTGCCCATTGTTGCTTGCTTCTAAATGGTACGGCTACTTTGACTTTAATTGGTTGAATTTCAGGTTCTTTTTGTTTAATTTCAGAAACTTGAGTTTTAAAAGCTAACGCATTGCTTAGCTCTTCAACAATTTTTTTCATTTTGTAATTTTCTAATATTAGTGATTCAATATCGTTTGCGGCTTGTTTTAACATATGTGGCAAATGATGAATTGGGATTGGTTTGTGCTCATCACCTAATAGATCTAGCAAAGAGTTTGATTCAAACAAAAGCAAACTGCTATCTTGTTTAGCTAGTGGCATTGCCCCTCCTTTATATTCCCCTATGTATTCAGGATGAGAGGATAAGCTTACTTTTTCAGCTTTAACAATTGAATCTGGCTGCAAATTTTGAAACCAGTCTTCATTATCTGGAGCAAAAATAATTCCTTTGAACTCTTGCCCTTCGTGTAAATAGACACATTTAGCTTGATGGTGCCCTGTTTTTGTAAGTGTTTGGCACAAGTTTAATATGCGGGCATTACAGCTAAATGGCAGTTCTGGCATGTCGCTGGAAATAGTACTGTTCATGGCGGTTAAGCTGATTGGTAACGTAAACCTTGATGCAAAGAGCTTGCAGGACCGTAGGTCTGTTTTAATTCTGGGAATGCCAAAAGTAATTTAGCTTTGTTTGATGGATCAGCTTTTAAGCCAGCTTTACCAATCAAGCTGTAAAAGCTGCCGCCATATTCAGCAGCAGTTGAAAATGTGTAGAAAATTTCAGATTCATTCATCATGATTGGTATGCAACGGGAATAGGATTTGCGTAAGGCGTTGGTTGTGTACCAAATTCAGCAACAACTAGATAAGTTGTAACTGCAACAATAGCGGCGCAAAGGAATTTAAACATAAATAAAAGCAATGGAGTAGTGCCAGATTTAGAGCGGCTCTGGCGGGCCGCGTAATTGGCGCTGTTAAGCGTTCCTCTCTTCTGCTGACAATGAAGGATGTCTTTCTGCTGGCTCTTGATCGTCGTCAAAATCAGCTTCGTAATTGTCTGGGTCGATGCCAAGTGCTTCTGAAAAATAGTCGTGCATGGTTTTTGTGTGTGGTGGAGGTCTCCCTCCTTGCTAATACTATATACCCTTGTGCACAGCTTGTACAATCCCTTTACAATGCTGTAACAATGCGTTGTACGGTAGATCTGCTGATCCCCATGTGCGTCGCGATTTGACGTTGCGTCCAGCCCCTATGGCGTAGGCGCATAGCCCGTTGGTTTCTAGTTTCTGTTGCCCATAAAATTACCAGCAGCGGCAATAACAGCACTGCTACAAATAGCGCGAGTGTAGTCATAATTAGAAGAAAAATGTTTGTTGCTAGATTTTGGGCGGCTCTAGCGGGCCGCGTTGGCTTTACGCCAGTTCAACCCAGTAAGCCGCAGGGAATCCAGCTGGCGTTTCATCGTCTTCAAAGCTTGTAACGAGCCCCTTGGAAATTAAAGAGCCGAGTACTCCAGCAGTTACATGATCGTTGTTAAAGGGGCTAATTTCATGTAGCCAGCCGCTCCCAGCTTCATCCATGCCGGCCTGAATTGCTTCATACAGCGCCTGCTCCTTGTCGGTGAGGCTGAGGTTGGAGGTAATGGTGGTGTTCATGATTTGTGTGGCGGGGGAGGTCCGTTTGCCTCCGATGTACTTATTATACACCCTTATGCACAGGGTGTACACCCCCTTTACAAAGCTGTAACAAAAAGCCGGGTTCCCCCGGCTGCGTTTACAAATTAGTAGCGACGCTCAGAATGGTGCCTCCATAGTTTTTGCCTTAGGCGGCAAACTAAAATCATTTACCCGTAGCACAATCTTGGCGCCCTTTTCACCGTCCTTGCGGTCGTACTGCTCCACATAGCCATCGCCAGTCACGGTTACCTGTGATCCCTTAGAAAGATAATCACCGATTACCTGGCAGCGTTTGCCCCATACAGAGCAATCCACTGCTGTTACGATGTCGCCGTTTTTGCTTTTGCGATTGCACAGAATAGTAAAATTTGCAACCTCAATATCACCAACAGTTTTGATTTCAGGGTCGCGGGCAAGATTGCCTACAGCAGTTAAAGTCAACATAGTTAAGTAGCGTTTGGATAAAAGCGTTGCCGACTAGCGTTAGCTAGACAGAAACGCATTGACAAATTCAACATGTTCTTGAGTTTTGATTTCTTTAGATAACGCAGTTTTCGAATCGAGTTTAAATTTAGTTCTAAATGCTTTTGTTAAACTTTCAATTTTTTCTGGCGTGTTGGTGTGCACTTCTAATAGCAACCCCATTACGACCTGATATTCGTCCTCACGAATTGGCATATCGCCAGGTTCAATCCGATTGTTTGCTTCAGGCTTAGCAGGTGCAATTGTTTTTGTTTTATGTTCTACCGGTGCTGGAGCTATAACGACACCAGCTTCAGCAACTTCTTCTTTAGCCCATAGCTCATAGCCCAGCGACAACGTATAAGCCGCGCAAGCGCATAATGCTCGACGGTGTGCATCGGTTAATGCTCTGGCGCTAATTTTATCAAACTGCACTGCATTGTTCCTGTTATCCATGATAGGAAACGGAAAATCAGCCGTTGCTTCATCTCCTGGGCCAGTAAAATAACCAATTAAATAACCAGTACCATCTGGCGCTTTCCAGATATGTTCTCCATCTCTCGTAGTTTTTAAATGAAATTCCCAGCCAGGAGCGTGAGTATGTAAATGATTTGCAATTCGCGCCCAAGCAACATAAGAAGCAGCGTAGGAGCCACTGCCTTTGCTGTAAACGTCATCTTTTTTAATAATGCCAGCAAGATTCGGATAAGTCATGAGATGATTTTGTAAATAGGTGTGCAGGTAATAATTGCGCCAGGCCGCTCTGAATTAGAGCAGTAACGCTTGTTAGCATTGATTTCAACAACTTGTGAATCGTCGTCGAATAAAACAGTGGTCAGGGCATCTAGGATGCCACGAACAAGTTTGTCAATATCACCAATGCTTTTGCTTGTAGCTAAAGCTGGTGATTTAGGTGTTAATTGCCCTTTAGTGTTGTAATGCGATTTTGGCCGCAGGAAACAAAAAGCAATGTTAACTGACATGGGAGCTGTCGTTTCCCATGATGCTGGACGGTGCTGCTGTGCGCCAAAACGCACATCATGCCGCCAGGTTTTAATATGCGGGCTAGCTTCAATCATGCGGCCATTGCCTAATGATTTTTTGCTGCCTTGTGGTCTGCTTACGCCTTCCACAAAAAAAGTAACCGTCACTTTTGTTTAACATGAGTCACACAAATATAGTTGGTTGTTTTAAATGTTGCAAGACCAGAATGTTGTTCTCGTTCTTGCATAGATTTAACCATCGGAGAATAACTCCATGTTGTTCTTGTACGGCGTTCAAGGCAAACGTTTCCCATAATAGCATTTCCTTTCTCGTTTAAATATTGATTAAGTTCACCTAACGACCATTTGAAAGAAATGTTATCAATAAGTTCTGCTTTTTCTTTTTCTAGCACTTTAATAGCAGCAGAAATTTCTGAGATCCGTTGAGTCATAATTTGTACAGTCATAGCGTTAAACAGGCAACGCTATAACATTATCATTTTCGTTAAATTGCCTGCGTAAATTGCCTACTCTTTTATTGTATTTGTTTTGGCAAAGGCAATATTCAATCTGTAATTTATCTACTAATTCTTTTTGATTTCCTATTTCTTGACAAGCAAGTGATAGCAATTCTGCATAGGAATTACTCATGCCATATAAATCGCATGTGCACTCATCAGATTCGTCTGTTTTAGCAAGAGCATCGTCAATAAAACTATCTAATTTCATCAAAATTGCCATTCGGTACGTCAACCTACGCAACCGTGTTTCTTGCGCTTCTAAAATTGCTGAACCTAAATCAATCTCATGCCGAAATTGAAGTAGCTCAGTATCAGAGCAAGATTCAAGCCATTGGAGCCAAGTTTGTTTTGTTGTCATGATTTTAAAAAAGTGTGTTTACAGTTGATTTGAAATGTTTTTAAGTTGTGTAGGTTCAAAATTTAAGTCGCGTTCTATTTTTAAACCGAATGGTCCTTTAATTTCTTCCAATTCAATTAAGCTAAAATAACCTAATTCGTCTTCATGCCCTTTAACTAAACCAAAAAACAATTTGCTGTCTGGGTCAAATTCAAAAGCATACCAAGTCCAATCAGACCATGGTGTAAAAAATTTAACATATGCAGTTGCTTCTAACCCTTTGCCATCTTGTTCATATAAAGCAGGAATTTTTTTTGCTGTAGCTTTTGTAAGAAGTTTCATTGGAAAATTAAGAGAATTGTTTACGTTTAAGGTAGCTGTTTGTAAGTTTTTTGTCTAGCATGTCAATTGCATGTACATAAGAGCCAAGTTCATAGTATAAGTTGTTTGGATCTTTTTGTAAACGGTTTGATTCAATGCGAACAAGAGCATAAAGCATGTTTAGTTCGTGATTTGTAAGGCTTAGATTTTCTGGGTAAAGTGTGTAGGATGCCATCATATTAACCGCACATTTGCTGCTTAAGAAGTTTGCCAAAAATCTTGCGTTGCTTTGATAATTCGCGTTTTGCTGCAATCATTTGATCTAGTTCGCCAGATGCAAAAAAGAACTGATAGGCAGTTTCGCTTTCAAAAATAAGCTCTTTTGTGAAGGAGATTTGGTCTTGAATGGTTTTCATAAGGTGTGTAGCGGTGGGATGCCAGGCTTGCCTGACACCAATACTATATACCCTTATGCACAGCTTGTACACAGCTTATGCGGCTTTTTAAACATTTCTTTACATTTCAGCAAAATGAAGCAAGCCGGCAAGCGTTAGGCCATTTGCTTAAACTTAAACTACTTAAGAGCTTTGTAGTCCATCCGTGGAATTTTTGTTGGTTTTCGCGTATTAGATCCTTTTGTACATTTGTGCCCATTGCGCCTATATCTCTCTTCAGTCAATAAAGCTGCTTGCCTATACGCCTCATCACGGCCAGGAGGTTCTGGAATACTAGCTTCAAGCAGCATTCGAGTCCAATCCATCAGAAAGGTAATTTAATTGCGTTTTTATGATCAAGCAGTCTAGCTTCCCAAGCATCATAACAAACCTGCGGATCTTCACTAATTACTTTTGTTCTACCAGGACCAACGATTACTGTGCAACATTTATCAACATTAACGCTTAAATGGTTTAAATTTAATCCATGTAAATAACCTCCTAACTGTGCTGTTGCTGGCTTGCGATTGTCAATTGCTTTATCTGTTTGCACAGACTTAAAGTCAATTAATGTAACCAGACCATCAGCAGTTTTAACAAGCGCATCAAAAGTTCCTGCAATTTCATGGCGCGGGATAACAACACTTAACTCAACAGCCATTGTTTCTGCTTTTTGCAATAACCAGCAATCTTTTAAAGCTGATATCCATTCGCTGTATTCACCTACCTCGGGCTCAAGGCCAAGCAGTAATGCTTCCGCTGCTGTATGGACATAATTGCCGCGTGGTTCCCAGATATGTTTTGTTTCATTAAACCGTTTTTGCTGTTCAATAGTTGTAGGCTGTGCAATGCGGCTTACGCTGTAACGAATCCAACTGCCTTGGAATTTATATCTGTGGATGTCTTTGTAAAATTCTAAATCTTTGTACGGCTTTAGCATTTGGTGGATCAACTCCTAGCAAGTATACACCATTTGCCAATTATTGTAAAGGGGTGTACAAACCGTGCATAAGGTGGTATAGTGGAAATGCCCTTGGAGCCCCTATGCCTCGAATTGTCGTTGACATCAGCCCAGATTTACACGCTTGGCTAGAAACCCAGCGTGGCGAATGGAAGCCTCGCACTGCTGTATTGCGAGATTTAATCCATGACGCTATGAGCCGTCAGATGCAAGAAAAGCAACTAAAATCACAGCCACCACAATAAAAAACCCGCAGTGCCCACACACCACGGGTTTAAACGCTGTCTACGCCTTTGCAGGACAACCAAATTATGCCACGAATTAGATCTACCGGTTTTTCTATCTGCCCGCACCAGTTAATGGATCAGATCGGCGAGCCAGGGGGCAAGCAGCGCGTCTGCGTATACCTAGTGCTACATCGCTACGGGAACGGCAGCTCACAGGGCTGCTACGCCTCTGTGACGACGCTTTCAGGGCAGCTTGGCATGACACGCCGAGATGTCATGACTGCGATCCATTGGCTTATTGATAACGGATGGGCTAGCTACACCATCGGCGATGGTCGTAAAAGGCACATTTATCTAAACGCTGATCGCCGAAAGCAACGCAGCAGTAGTGCCCAAAAAGGCACTGCATCACAAGTTGATAGTGCCCAAAAAGGCACCATTGCTAATAGTGCCCAAAAAGGCACCGTGCTTGGTGACCAAAAGGGCACCCTATCAATATCCCATCAACTAGATCCCTCTATATCTTCTTTATTATCTAAAGATAATAAACAAGCTATAGATATCGATATTGGTGAGAAAAAGGTAAATGCAAAAGGCAAGCCACTACCGCTTGAGCTAGATCCTCATCGGGATTTAATTCATGCTTTTTGGAAAATCAAAAAAGGTTCCAAAGGTGACATAGCTTGGAAGCTTTTATGCACAGAGCTGCTAAAATTTCACAACCAGCTTGGCCCGCTGGTAGTTGAAGAGCAGTTAACCCATGCAATCAATGGCAAGTGGACTGGTGTTAGCTTTAGCCGGCATCTACAATTCAATCCGCATTTAGTTACTATCTCTCACCCATCTTCACCTGAATACAGTATTCGCTAATGGAACTCTTTGAACACAAGTTGTGCAACGCTTACATCTGGTCATGTTCTGAAAAAAAAGATCGGTCTAACCCACAGAAAATTGTTTTTCGCGCAACATTAGACCCTACATTCGATAAGCTTTTAGTTGATCACAACCAGCTAGGCTCTTTCCCTGTTGGCAGATATGACGAAATGGGCCGCTGGCATACCTATTGTCAAGCCATAGACGGCATTCATGGTGGTCTCCCACGTTATGTTTTGCATCCATTAGCAGAGCAATTTAGACAAAAAATAATTCAAGGTGCCTACTAATGGTTTTAAACCCACTTGAAACATTTGAAGGTGCTGGCACATTGCTTGCAAAAATGGTAGCAAAAGGTCAATGTACCATTGAAGATTTAGATAAACCGCCAGCAGGCATGATCCCTGAAGCAAAATACACAAATCTTTTGCGTGATTGGATTTCTGTTAACCCACAAAAATGGAAAGAAATTTTAGATGAATACAACGTTTTACCTGAACCAGCAGTTGAAGCTGGGCCATCGCCACGCGATTTTCTAACAAACGAACTGCCCTTCTGATGCCACGTTTTTACAATCGCAAAGTTGAAATACGCTTTGAAGATTCTGCTATTGAACAAATTGACAAGGTTGCAGCAAAATCAAATCTCTCAAGAGCAGAATTTATACGCAATGCTGCTGTCAATGCTTTAGACGCTACGCCTCAGCCACAGGTGCCTACAAGCGCTACAAAGCCGGCTTTAACCGTGAGCGCTTATCACGCCCTAGTCCAGCATGTTTACCGCAGCATGGGGGGCTCTGTGGCCCGAATACAAGTCGAAACCTGTGTAGCGACAACATTGCAATATTTATTTTAATTTGATACTATATTTTTGTATTGTTGTTTCTGCTAAAAAATGCCATCAATCAACGATTTTAAAACAGACAGTAAAAATGCACGTAAAAGAACCAACCAATCGGCAACATTGATTCAAGAGTCACTTAAGAGATATGGCGCAGCACGTTCAATTGTTGTTGATGAAAATGGAGTAGTGCTTGCTGGCAATGGTACCTTTGAAAGTGCAAAGTCTGCTGGTATTACAAAAGTCAGAGTAATCGAGAGCGATGGAACTGAATTGATTGCAGTTCGCAGAACTGATTTGTCTGACGAGGAAAAAGTAGGCCTTGCGCTTGCAGATAATAGAACATCAGAACTATCCTCATGGGATAATGAAATGCTTCATAGGTTGTCTATGGAGCATGATATATCCCCGTGGTTTGAGCAAGACGACATATCGGCATTAATAGATGACCCAACCGAAAAGATTGCGCCAGAAAATTTTGCTGAAGTTGGAGAAGACATTGCAATTGAATATCGCTGCCCATCCTGTGGATACGAATGGAGCGGAAAAACAAAATGATTGGACCAGTTAGACCTACACTAAGAAGAATCATAGCGCCACTACCAAAACAAATAGCGGTATCAATGTCTGGGGGCATTGACTCTTCTAGCGTAATTGTTGCGGCGCTTGACGAAGGTAAAGATGTAACCGTTTTTTCTTTTACTTTTGAAGACTTTGAATCAACGGATTTCAAAGCCGCTAAAAAAATAGCTCAAAAATATAAACTACCTTTTGTTGAAGTACTTTTACCGTCTTGCCCCGGCAAAATATATGAAACAATTCAAGTAATTATTCGTCAATGCAGAATAAAAAAAAAGACAGCAGTTGAATGTGTTTTCCCGTTCGTGTTTTTAATTGATAAAATATGCCAATTTGATTTTAAGTGTTTACTGACCGGGCATGCTGCAGACGGGCATTTTGGCGTTTCAAAAAAAGCAATGATGCACTTTCGAGAACCACTAAGCAAATTTAACGAATTTCGGCAAGAGTATTTTTCAAACCCTAATAGCTCACAAGTTAAAACACTTAAAAGCTACTGCCTAACAAAAGGAATAAATTTATCTACTCCATATTTTGAACCTGACATATTCGCACTTTTTATTAACAGACCATGGAATGAATTGAACAAACCACGACAAAAAGAAGCGATTAGAATTGAATTTCCTGATTTAGATGATCTCGCAATCAAACCACATAGCAACCTGCAAATGGGGGATTCACGTATTGCGGAAAGAGTTGGAGCAGCCGCATTAATGCACTTGCCTAATGCAAAAAATCCTGTTGCAGTATACAATCGCATTTATAGCGGGCATCTATGAAGCCAGCCTATAAAGTGCCGTCAATGGAAGAAATTACGGCAATACCTTGGAATAGATACAAGGTTGCATCTACATTTTCCGGATGCGGCGGATCTTGTCTGGGTTACCGAATGGCTGGATTTAAAGTTGTATATGCGAATGAATTTATCCCGGAAGCTCAAGAAACCTACAAAGCAAACCATCCAAATAGTTTTCTTGATCCAAGGGATATTCGCACAATACAGCCATCCGAGATTCTCAGCGCAACAGGTATTGCCGCTGGTGAGCTTGATTTGCTAGACGGGTCACCCCCTTGCTCAGCTTTTTCTACCGCTGGCAAAAGAGAAGGCGGCTGGGGCGAAGTAAAAAAATACAGCGACACCGAGCAACGAGTAGATGACCTATTTTTTGAATATGTACGCCTGCTCAAAGGATTGCAGCCCAAGGTATTTGTTGCAGAAAACGTAACCGGGTTGGTTAAAGGAACTGCAAAAGGATATTTTAAGACGATACTTGCAGCCATGAAAGAATCCGGCTACAACGTAACATGCCGCATTCTTAATTCATGTTGGCTTGGTGTCCCACAAGCAAGGCAACGTACTATCTTTGTAGGAACAAGAAATGACTTGCAAGTTATGCCAGTTCATCCAGAGCCACTTCCATATTGCTACACAATTAGAGATTGTCTGGAAGGTGTATCAGGGGATAGTTTGTTTAGGCCGTTAACTCCTGGCACAAGACTACATGACTATTGGGAAGCATCAAAGCCTGGCGACCAGTTCAATAAAATCTCAAAAAAACGCAGAGGTGTTGATGCTTTTTATTCGCACATTAAAATGTCACCAGCGCGGCAAGCAAATACGATTACGCAGGTTTGCGCTATGTATCATTGGAATGAACCACGAAGCCTTACGATTGCAGAATTAAAAAGAGTTAGCGGGTTTCCGGATGACTTTATCTTTACCGGATCATTTAGCAAGCAATGGGAAAGAATTGGTAGAGCTGTACCACCTGTAATGATGTCGCACGTAGCCTCTACAATACGCTCAAAGATATTGGACCTCATATGAAAATCCCACGCAATTGGACATTCGAAACTGAAGAAGTAGCTAACGGTTTTGACAAGCATGTTAGAGAACAGTTGCCATGGTACGATCTTGCTACTGATGCCTTAAAACATATAGCTAGGCATTACATACCTCAAGATGGTATTGTTTACGATATCGGAGCATCTACTGGCAATATCGGACGAGCATTGGCACCTGTGATTCAAGCAAGAAATGCAAAACTAATTGCTATTGAACCATCAAAGGAAATGTGCAAAATTTACAATGCACCAGGCGAGGTCTTTTGTTCTAAAGCAGAAGATTTTGACTTTGATGCGTTTGACCTTGCGGTATTATTTCTTTGCCTTATGTTTATTGAACCTAGAAAAAGAATACAGCTTATGAATAAGTTGCGTCTAAATTGTCGCCCTGGCGGCGCTATTATTGTATTTGATAAACTTGAACCCAGAGGAGGATATATTTCAACAATTTTATATCGCCTTACACTGGCTGGCAAAAAAGCTGCTAATGTATCAGCAGAAGAAATTATTGAGAAAGAGTTGTCTTTGTCAGGTGTGCAACGACCAATTACTGAAGAACAACTTGGAGGCAGTTTTGTGAACTGGTTCAGGTTTGGCGATTTCTCTGGTTACATTATTGAGAGACCTGCTTAAAAATGGCAAGAATTACAATTGCTGAAATGGATGTGCGAGTCAATCGGGTGGTTCGCCTTTTATGCAATGGTGGTTCACGTTCTGATGTATTGCAATATGCTGCAAGTCAATGGGGCGTATGTATGCGTACTGCTGATGAGTATATTGCCAGAGCTCGTGTTGTCTTAAAAGAAGATTGGTCAATTGACAGACAAGCATATACAGCGCAAGTTATGGGTCAGCTTTCTGCAATACACAAAGAGGCTATGCGGACAGGGAATCTAAGCGTGGCATTAGGTTGTGTTTCAAGATCTGCCGTAATTGCGCAGATTGGCTTATGAGCATTCTTGCGACATGTAAAGGCGGCACAATTCTTGATAATTGTTCCGAACTGTTGACATATAACGAAAACAATTTTTCTGAAATAACCTCGACATTAGCTGCTGCTTTAACTATTCCTCAGCGAAATGTTTGGGATTCAAGCAATCGGTTTAAGTTGCTTTGCTCAGGTCGGCGATTTGGTAAAACATATCTTTGCATCACTCGATTAATCTGTTGGGCGTTAGAAAAACCTGGCAGCTTGAATTGGTATGTAACAGCTAACTACCGCATGGCAAAGCAGATTGCATGGCGGCAGTTAAAAGCTATGGCACCAACTGAGTTAGTTGTTAAACGCAACGAATCTGACCTAAGTATTGAATTTGTCAACGGAAGCATCGTTGCTCTTCGTGGAGCTGACAATGAAGACTCTTTGCGTGGCGTTAGCCTTGCCTCTCTTGTAATTGATGAAGCTGCTTATGTAAAGCAAACAGCATGGGAAATGGTGCTACGTCCAGCATTATCAGATCAAGGCGGTCCCGCTTGGTTTATTACTACACCTGCTGGTCTTAATTGGTTTCATGATTTATGGGAACACGCTCAAGAGCAGCCCGACTGGGAAACGTTTAGCTATACAACAGTTCAAGGAGGCAATGTTAAAGCAGAAGAAATTGAAGCTGCACGCCGTACTTTAGATGAACGCACATTTAGGCAAGAATATCTTGCTTCCTTTGAAACATTATCTGGTCGTGTATATGCTGATTTTAGCGATGACAACATTTCTGATAATGTTAAAGACACTGGCGCAGAAATTTATTGGGGGACTGATTTTAACGTTAGTGTTATGGCTGGTGTTCTTGGTAGCCGAGTCGGCGATACCTTACATATTTGGGATGAATTATCGGTTAACCAATCAAATACTGATGAAGTATGTGCAATACTAAAAGAACGGTTCCCTGATCGCCGAATCATTGCATATCCAGATCCAACAGGTTCAGCGCGTAAAACCAGTGCTGCTGGCAGGACTGACCATGACATCATTCGTCGTGCTGGCTTTAATTGCATCAGCCCTAAAGCGCCATGGGCAGTTAAAGACAAAATAAACGCTACTAACTGGATGATCCGAACAGCTACCGGCCAATTAAAATTATTTGTTCATCCACGTTGTAAACACACAATTAAAGCGCTTAAAAACGTAACCTATAAGCAAGGTGCAGATGATTATGTAATTGATAAATCAGCAGGGATTGAGCACTGGACTGATGGCTTAGGATATTTAATTCTTGGTGCATTTAATCCGCTCTATGAACGTGCAGGCAAGGGCACCGGCATCCGAGTATATTAAACTGCTGATATGAGTTGTAATATGGCGTTAGACTGTACTAAAAGCGCTACCTTGATATGCAGGTAAACGACCCTAACAGCGTATGGCGCAACCAGGAGCCGCATTGGATTCTGATTGAGGATCTAATGCAAGGCACCTATGGGATGCGTCGTAAACATCGCCGCTACCTGCCGCAAGAACCTAGGGAACTTGATGAATCATACGATAATCGCTTGGCTAGATCGGTGCTGTCGCCTTATTACCAAAGGCTGGAGCGCATGTTAGCTGGTATGTTAACCCGCAAACCAGTAAAGCTAAAGGATACGGCAGATGTTATACGCGAGCAATGTTTTGATATTGATTTGCAAGGCAATGATTTAAATGTGTGGACATATGAAACAGCACGCAAAATGGTGCGTTATGGGCATGTAGGCGTTTTAGTAGATGCGCCAAAAGCTGAATATGAGGGCCGCCCATATTGGTGTACTTATACACCACGGGAGATATTAGGCTGGCGTTATGAAGGCAGCAAGCTTGTGCAATTACGGCTAATGGAAAAGGTAGTGTTGCCTGATGGTGAGTACGGCGAGAAAACAGCAGAACAAGTAAGGGTGCTAACACCAGGCGAATATAAAATATATCAAAAGCAAAAGAATACGAATTTTGAGTTAATTGATGAAGGCACTACCAGCCTTGATGAAATACCATTTAGCGTTGCATATTCTAATCGTATTAACATATTAGAATCAAGACCACCGCTAGAAGATATTGCAGAATTAAACCTCAAGACGTATCAAACCCAATCAGACTTAGATAATATTTTGCATGTGTCAGCGGTGCCTATGTTGGCATTTTTCGGCTTTCCATCTGCGGCGGAGGAGGTATCAGCAGGGCCTGGGGAGGCTATTGCATTCCCATCAGAAGGCCGTGCAGAATATATTGAGTGCAAAGGTACTAGCTTTGAATATCAATTCCGCAGGTTAGAGCAGATTGCACAAAACATTAACGAGTTAGGTTTATCCGCAGTGTTAGGGCAAAAATTATCAGCCGAAACAGCGGAGGCTAAAACAATTGACCGCAGCCAAGGCGATTCAACAATGCAAGTAATAGCACAGAATATGCAAGATATGATTGATAACAGTTTACAGTTTCATGCTGAATATCTGGGTAATACAACGGATGCTGGCAGCAGCTATGTCAACCGTGATTTCTTAGGCGCAAGGCTTGATCCGCAAGAGATTAACAGCCTGCTTCAGCTTTATACCGCCGGCACCATTACACAAGAAACGCTGTTAAACCAATTAGCGCAAGGCGAGGTTTTAGGCGATGAGTTTGATGTTGATGCAGAATTGGAGGCAACCGCTAATGCAGGATTATGACCGTACCAGCGGAGTTATACCGTAACGCGATAGACCTTAATCGCTATAGCAACAAAGTAGCTAAAGATATTATTATTGTATATAACGACATTATTATTGATGCTGTTAGTCAATTGAGAATGATTGATGATCTAGCCGCACCAGTAAAAGCAGCTAGACTTCGCGGTATTTTAGCTCAGTTAAAAGATAGCTTAGATACTTGGTCTAACGGCAGCATTACATCATTAACAGGCGAATTGCAAGGATTAGCTGAATTGCAGTCTGAATTTGCAGCAAGCCAGATGAAGAAGGCATTACCAGCCGGTAGCCGCACAGCAGTTAATACCGTTGAAATTAGTCCTCAATTCGCCCAATCAGTAGTAACAACAGACCCAACACAACTTAATCTAGTTACGCTATCGGATGATTTATTCGCTGCTGTTCAAGGCGCACCGCAGACCTTTAGCTTAACAGCGGCAAAAGGCACAATGATTACGCTCCCAAATGGGGAAGTGGTGAGCAAAGCATTTCGTGGGATTGCATCTGATCAATCCGCGTTATTTAGCCAAGTTGTACGCAATGGCCTGTTAACAGGCGAAACCACGCAAAGTATTGCTAAACGCTTAACAGGGCAGCTTCAATTTGGCGAGGCTTTATCAGTTAAACAATTGATTGCTAAAGGCGGCCAGTTAACATCAATGGCAGACAACCAGGTTATGGCGCTTGTACGAACAAGCATAAATCAGGTGGCTAATGCTGCTAGCCAACAGGTATATGAGGCAAACCAAGATGTTACTAAAAAATATCGTTACATCGCAACACTTGACACTAGAACCAGCGCGATATGTCGGGCGTTAGATGGCCGTGAGTTTGAGTATGGCAAAGGGCCGTTACCACCGCAGCATTTTAATTGCAGATCAACGACAGTGCCAGTGATTAATTACGAAGAACTTGGATTTGATGCACCTCCATCAGTTACTAAAGGCAAACGCGCTAGTATTGACGGCCCAGTACCAGTTAATACAAGCTACGGCGAATGGTTAAAAAAACAGCCGCGTAGCGTACAGGTTGAAGTATTAGGCAAGGATAAAGTGCCATATTTTAACCGGTTAGTTAAAGAGTACGGGCCGCGTGATGCCATTGCAAAGCTTGTGCGGGATGATGGTTCAGAGCTTACGCTTGAGCAACTTCGCAAGCGTTACGGCTAATATGTGATTATCCACTTGCAGTCGAGCGCATCATGCCTGGTTACATGGGTGGGCCTAAAAAACCACAAAAGCCAGCACTAAAAGGTAAAGGCACAAAAGCTGGCGGAAAGAAAAAGTAATGGCTATTGGAATTGGCTCCCGCGTCTCTTGGCAGTATCAAGGTAAGACCACCTTTGGCGTGGTTACCAGTAATGCTGGCACCCGCGCTAGTATTACTGGCCCTAGTGGTGGCAAGGTAACAAGGATTAGTACTAAGGATGATCCAGTATTACGGATTAAATCTGAATCAACTGGTAATCAAGTATTAAAGCCACGTTCTGAGTTAAAGGCAGCACCTAAGCGCAAATGATTAACTATCGCGGTGAGCAGTTCGAGGGCTATAACAAGCCTAAGCGCACACCAAAGCATGAGAGCAAATCACATGCGGTGTTAGCTAAAGACGGCGAAACCGTTAAGTTGATTCGTTTCGGCCAGCAAGGTGTAAGCGGCAGCCCACCGTCGAAAGGTGAATCAGCAGCAGATAAAGCAAGGCGTGCATCATTTAAAGCCCGTCATGCCCAAGATATTGCTAAAGGTAAAATGAGTGCGGCTTACTGGGCAGACAAAGTTAAGTGGTAACTGATAACCTAATAATGCAAACGATTTGCACAAAATGTCTGAAGAACAATCAACAGCTCCCGACACACAAGCAATGGAAGCAGAATTAGAGGCATTACGCCGCAAGAATGCTGAGTTGCTAGACGAGTTCAAAAAAGCTAAGGCGCAAGCCAAGGCTGTACCTGATGGCGTCAATGTAGATGAATTGCTGGAATTTAAGCGCCAAGCCGATCAAAATGCCCTCGAATCTCAGGGCAAATACACCGAAGCAAGGCAGATATTGGAGCAACAGTTCCGTGAGGCGACGGCGCAAAAGGACCAGCGCATTACTGAACTTGAAACCAGATGCCGCGAACTTGAACTTGTTACACCAGCAGTAACAGCATTAGCGGATCTAGTACATGATCCAGATATGGTGCTAAAAACTAAATTAAGCAGCGATAAGATTGAACGCGAACCTGATGGCACCGTCGTTGTAGTTGATGGTTATCAACGAACACCAGTAGCAGAATGGGCTAAAACATTACCAGCATGGATGCAAAAACAACCAAAGCCACAAGGCGGAGGCGCTCCATCAGGTCGCAGTACGACTGAATTAACAGGTGTAAAAAATCCATTTTCACCTGCAACATTTAACCTAACTGAACAATCAAGGCTGTTTAAAACAGACCGTGATATGTATGAGAGATTAAAGGCGCTAGCATAAGCGCATCCAGTTGTGCTGGTAAGTAGGTTGTGCCTACGCCCCTGTAAAAATTCCCTTTTCTTGAGGATCTCATGGCGACTCTTCGCTCTGACATCATTATTCCCGAGGTCTTTACACCGTATTTGATTGAAGCTACAACTCAGCGCGACGCATTTTTGTCGTCTGGTGTAGTTCAACCAATGGCGGAGTTAGATGCCTCGGAGGGTGGTGATTTCATCAATGTTCCCTTTTTTGCCGCTAACTTAACTGGCGATTTTGAAGTGCTAACTGATAGCTCTTCATTGACACCTGGCAAGATTACTGCCAACAAACAAGTTGGTGTTATTTTGCACCGTGGCCGTGCATTTGAATCACGCGATCTAGCTGCATTAGCTGCTGGCGCTGATCCAATGGCAGCCATTGCGACTAAAGTTGCTGACTATGTAGCCAACCAACGCCAAAAAGATCTCATTAAGTGCCTCGAAGGTGTATTTGGTAGCCTCACCGGCTCTGATTCACCAGCATTTGATGCCTTGCGTTTCGGCACCTCTGGAATGACTGCTCTTAGCCCCCGTCAGGTGGCTCAAGCGCGTGCATTGCTAGGTGACCAAGGCGACAAGTTGACTGCTGTTGCTATGCACTCTGCGGTCTATTACGACTTAGTAGAACGCAAAGCAATTGATTACATTACTAACACCGAGGCACGTCTGAGCACTGCTGCGACTGGTGCTAGCACCATCAACGCAATCGCTGGTTCTGTTGCATCTGCTTATGCAGGTGACAATGCAGTTCCAACGTATATGGGCTTGCGTGTAATCGTTAGTGATGACCTAGCACCTACCAGCACTAACTATCCGGTGTATTTCTTCACCGCAGGCGCTATCGCTTCTGGTGAGCAAATGGCATTGCGCACTGAAACTGATCGTGACATCCTCGCTAAGAGTGATGCCATGGCAATTGATTTGCACTACTGCTACCACCCAATTGGTGCTAAGTGGGGAACTACAGTTAACCCAACTCAAGCTCAGTTAGCAACTATTACTAACTGGACTAAAGTGTATGAAGACAAAAATATTGGTATTGTACGCGCTACTTGTACCTCTAACTACTAATAGTCATGGCAAGTATCTTTGAACTCGGCGACATCCCAGGTGGCCTTCTACCTGGGCAGATGGGTTTAGCAGCTCCTACTGCTACCGCAACCCTGTCTGCTGCTAACAGCTACAACGTCATCATCCGTGGTGTTCCTGCGGCTGCTGCTACATACACCACAGCTACGGCTGCGGCGATTGTGGCTGCTGTCGGTGGCGACTGCGCTATTGGCACCACTTTTATGGTGGTTGTTATTAACGCATCGGCTGGCGCTAATACCATCACTATTGCTGGTGGTACTGATGTAACAGTTAGCGGCGTTGCAACCATTGCACAAAACGCATCCAAGGTATTCCTTGGCCGTGTTACTGCTGTAGTTGCTGGTTCTGAAGCCATTACTTTGTATGGCTTAGGTTCTACTGCTGCGGCTGCTGCTTAATGGGCATGTTCGCTTTCCGGCGAATGCGTGAACGTGAGGCTGCTTCTAAGGAAGCGGCCTCATTTCTTACTGCGGAGCCTAAACTAGAACCATTAGAACCATTAGAGCAAACAGCAGATGGCAATCGCAATCGTGGCAACAGCAGGCGGGGTAAGCTCAAACTCGTATCTGACGCTGGCTGATGCCCAATTAATTATTGATGGTTTCGTTGAAGATGCTGATATTCAGCATTGGAATACTGGCAACACCGACAGCCGTAATCGCGCATTATTTACGGCTACACAAAGGCTAGACCGCGAGCGATTTTTAGGTGCTAGGTCAACTGACACGCAAGCATTGCAGTGGCCGCGTACTGGCGTACGCAAACCAGACACATACATCAACACATATTCAACTGGCTTCCCGTTTCGCATTAGCACTGATTATTTTACAGATGTTGAGATCCCGCAACAAATCAAATATGCACAGGCAGTGCTAGCGGCGTATTTACATAACAACACTGATGGCATCGGGCTTAGTGGGCTAGAAGATTTTAAGTCTGTTCAGATCGGTAGCCTTAACGTCACACCAAGCTTTAGCGGTGCTGTCGGGGCTGATAAAATCCCGCCAATGGTGGAAAGATACCTAACAGGCATTAGAATCAGCGGACCAGGCAACTTTTCCATCAAACGATCATGAACACCAAATACCCAGGCGCTGAATTTATTGATGATACGGTTGCTCATACCGGTAGATTTGGAGCGATTGTGGCGCTAGAAGATTCAGTTATTGCAAGCGCTACAGCTATGGGTTACACGGGCAACACATTGGCAGCTATCCAGTTAAAAGCATCCTGCGAAATGTGCGGTGTATTTACAAGCGTTACATTAACTAGCGGTACGGTCGTTGCGTACAAAATCTAATGGGATTAGCCACACCGCTACGAAAGGTAAGTAGTAAGCTGATGGCTAAATTTGGCGGTGAAGCGACCATTCGTCGTATCACAATGGGCACCTATGATCCTGCCACTGGCACAGCGGCTGAGACTGCTGCTGATACGGCTGTTCGTGGCATATTAGAAGATATTAACCTGCGCGAAGTTAGTGATTTAATACAAGCAGGCGATAAAAGGTTAACGGTAGCAGCGGCTGATGTAGCAAATGCACCAACACCAGCAGATAAGGTGCTGATTTCATCAGTAGTGCATCAGGTTATTGCAGTTAAAACAATTGAGCAGGATAATGAAGCGATTACACATGAATTAATCCTGAGGGTGTAATGGCACGAAATATAAAAATTACTAAAATTGCTAATTACTGCAAAGGCAATATAGAGCAATTATTACGCGTAGCAGTGCTTGATACTGATACAAGGCTAAAGATGGAAAGTCCAGTGGATACAGGGCGTTTTCGTGCAAGCTGGCAAGTTGGTGAGAATGCCGCTGGTTCTTATGATGCAGGCCCGCAGCAATCACCAGTAAATACCGACAGAAGCCTTACAAGCGCACCGGGTAAACCAGAAGGGTTTCCGTTACGCAAGATGAATTATGGCAAGGAAACAGTTGGTAATGTTTACAGCGTACACAATAACCTGCCATATGCTGAATCTCTTGCTAACGGCAGTAGCAAACAAGCCAATGCCGGGTGGGTACAGATGGTAGCCAAAGACCTCCAATCATATGTAATAGCGCAAGCAGCCAAGATCGGCAGAGAATCATGAGCAGCACTTACAACAACGTCCGCGCTGCTATTGAAGGTCGTATTGCGACTGAAATGGCATTGAATCCTGTTTATCCCGTTAGCTATGCAAACGTTCCATTCGCACCACCAGGCAATGCACCGTGGTTGCAAGCATCAGTACGGTTTGGCGATAATGCTTATGCAACCTTGCTACCTACAGGCGGTGTAGGGTTTAACCGTCAAAACGGTGTGCTAGTCGTAAATGTGTTTACGCCAATAGGTGTTGGCGCAGCAGCGAATTACACAATTGCTGAACGCATCAAGGATTTATTTGATCGCGCCAAATTTTCTAGCATTATATTTGATGCCGCATCAGGGCCAGCACTTGTAACGCCCGCATCACCTGAGCCATATTTCCAAACGCAGTTAACGGCAACATTTGAAGCCTATTTGGATTAGCGGCTATACTTAGAGCAGCCAATCATCGCCTACATCCATGGCAACTACAGTTCTATCCGGTACGTCCGGTGCCCTCTATTACAAACCCGCTGGCACCAAAGCCACTTTTGGCGAAACTGCGGTTGATGTAGCCCTTGATGAAATTACCGTCGCGCCGTTCCTTGGTTTCAAGGTTGACGATCCGGTTCAATTTTCAGTCATCAACATCAACACTGGCGCTGCCGGCTCCGGCACCTTGCCTGCTGGTATCACCGCTGCTACTACCTATTACGTTATTGCTTACACCGCTGCTACTGGCGTGATGGAGGTATCTGCCACCTCTGGTGGTAGTACTATCACAATCACCGATGACGGCACGGCTGTAACGCCTAATGCGTTCCAGGTTGCTTACGAAGATTATTCTGCTGTTGGACAAATCCGCGAATGGTCGTTTGAAATTACCAGAGAAGAAATTGATGTAACAACTATCGGTCAAGCGGCTGGGCAGTATGCACCATTTAAAACTTATATCACCGGCTTTGCTGATGGTGAAGGCAGCGCATCAGTTTATATAACATCTGATGACACTTCAATTGGCAACCGCATGGTTGAAGATGTATTGCAGCGTACACAAACTGGTGCTGCATTTAAACTTTATACCGACAAGCAAAGCACCGACGTTCTTAGCCGTAGCATTTCTATGGAGGCTGTACTGTTAAGCGCTAGCTTTACAATTAACCCAGATGATGCTCAAATGGTAGAAGTAACCTTCCGCCCAACTGGAGCACCAGCATTTGACTTCAGCACTACAGTTTAACTTTAATACCCACCCGCCTTATTAAATCATGCCTGGCACACCAATAGTAAAAGCACTGGATCGGTTAAAAAAAGCTGCAAATCTAGTACCAGTAAAAAAAACTGTCATCCTTAGCGATGGCAGTGAGTTTGAATTTTTCTGTTCACCGCTTACGATGGCAGAGCGTGAACGGGCACAAAAGAATGCTGGCAATGAAGACGCCTCAGTGTTTGCATTACAGCTAATGATTTCGAAAGCACAAGATGAAAGCGGCCAGCCATTATTTAAAGCTGCTGAAATTGCAGAGCTTAAGAATGAGGTGCGAGACGAAGATTTACAAAAGATAATGCTTGCTGTAATTGTTTACGATAAGGAGACAGAACCAAAAAACTAAAAGCGGAGTTGAAGCGTGATTCGCTGCTGCAACTCCAAATGTCACTAGCGATAGAACTAGGCTATACGTTAAAGGATTTAGGCGAAAGCTTGACATACGAAGAACTGGAGCTATGGAGCGCCTACTACGGATTACAGGAAGACGAACGGGATTCGCAACGCCGCAAACGCTAGAATAAACTCAAAGGAGGTCTAGTCAATGTCAGTTGTCGCCAATGTTGCTATTAACGTTGACGCAACAAAAGCTGTGCAGCAGCTTAAAAATGTTGACGCAGCAGCAAATAATATCCAAGGTGGTTTAGGTAGTGCCGCTAAAGGAGCAAGCGGGCTTGGCAGCGCTTTAACTGCTGCTTTAGGGCCAATCATCACAATTACAGCAGCAGTTGAATTGTTCAGGAAGTCAATAGAGGCAACGTTTGCAAGAAATCAAGCTGAGACACGGTTAAAAGCATTAAGTGCAGCTTATGGCGAAACTGCACATGTTGCAGCAATGGCAAGCAGCGCCAGTGAAAAATTTGGCTTAACGCAAACTGAAGCGTCAAAAGCAATTGGCGATGTATATGGTCGATTAAGACCACTTGGCTTTGGCTTAAAAGAAGTTAACGGCGTTTATGAAGGATTTAATATTTTAAGTAAAAAAGCAGCTTTAAGTAGCGATGAAGCGGGCAGTGTATTTACTCAACTTGCACAATCTTTAGGTTCTGGCGCATTAAGAGGAGATGAATTTAATAGAATGGCAGAATCAATGCCAGCAATTTTAGGGGTGGTAGCTAAAGAATTAGGTGTGTCACAAACACAATTAAGAGGGATGGCAGCTGAAGGTAAGCTTTCATCTGAAGTAGTAGTACGGGCTTTGCAATCTGTAGCAAAAGCAGGCGGCGATCTTGACCAATTTCTTGATCCTTCTACAAAAGCAATGAATAGCCTTAAGAAAAGTTCGGAAGATTTGTTTGTACAATTTGGAAAATTATTTGGCCCAGCTGTAGTAGGCGCAACAAATGTAGCGGCTAAAGTATTTAAAAAAATGGCTGAAGGGTATGAATATTTTGGTGGTGTAATATTGCCTAAAATACAAGCAATATTGAAACCGCTAATAACAGAACTTGGAAAATTATTTGCCGGGTTTGATCCAAGCATCTTAATTAAGTTATGGCAAGGCGGAATGATAATTGTATTAGGAGAAGTTGTAAAGGTATTAAAATTAATTGTTCCAATAATAACCTCTGTTGTTGGGGCTTTTAGGGCTTTAGGGGAGAATCCTGTATTTCAATCTATTGGGAAAGCAATTCAAGCATCAACTGGGTTCTTAATGGACGCATATAATAAAATTGTTGCTTATAAAGACGCGCAAAGAGAAGTAGTAAAAGAAAAAATGAAAGAAGTTGAAGCTTCAAGCGGTATGCCTGCGAAAATTGATGCGGAGAAAGCAGCTCTTGATGCAAAACTTGCAACTCTTAATCAAATATCAAAATCATTGCTTAAGCAAGAAATGGCTATTAAAGCTCAAATTGCCAGTCTTGATCGTGGAGCAAAAATCACATCGGCTAGATATGAGGCAGAAAAAGCATTAAGTGACCTTTCATTACAACAGCTAAACCGCCAATACGAATTAGCTACTACAGCAGAAAAAAGATTAGAACTTGCTAAGTTAATATTTAATGAACAAATTAATGCGGCAAAGATTGAATACAAACAGGCGTTAGAAGCAATTACATTAGGTGAACGCAAGATAGAGTTAGAGTCAAAATTGGCAGAATTAAAGTATAAACAAATTCAAGCTGAAGGTGAATTGCAAATATTACAAGCAAAAGATATTGCCGCAGCAAACGAGAAGCGAGCACAGTTACAAAAAGCTCTTCTGGCTCAAAATGAAGTTATTAAAGCTACAAGAGAAACAGGTCTTGCCGAACAAGAAGTAAATCAATACAAAAAAATTACCGCTGAAACTCAATACAAGTCAAAAGTATTAACAGCACAAATTGCATATGAACAAAAGTTAGTATCTAAAGAGATTGGTCTTTCGCAAGAACAAGCACAAAATCTATCAGATAAATTAGGTAGCTCTGTAACTAATGCAAAAAACCTTGTTTCAAGCACACAACAAATTAATAGTGCGGCAAATTCAGCCGCTAACGGATATATAAATTTAGAAAGAAGTGCAGTTAACGCTGCTAATGCAATAAATAATGCTGCTAATGCTCAGATAAAACTAAATAGCGTTCCTCGCGTTAATACAAGCAGCGGCGGTGGCGGTAGCGGAACAACAACCACTACAAATCCTAATGTTGTCCAAGATGGAATCAAGAATATAATTAACACCCCAGGGAACTATGGCAGCAGCAGCCTTGGGTCAGAAGGCGCTACCGGCGCATTCAATAGCAGCCTCAACATGGAAGCAGACTATCGTAAAGATAAAGATTATCTTGGACTTGCCAAAGGCGGTGTAGTAAACGGCCCTACCCTTGCGATGGTAGGTGAAGGCGGTGAGCGCGAATATATAATTCCTGAGTCCAAGATGGCTGCTGCAAGCGCTAATTACATGAGTGGCGCTCGCGGTGGTGCTGTTATACCTGCATTTGCTAATGGCGGTGTTGTAGGGCCATCCAGGGCATCACAGGGGCGCAACAGCACAGCTACTATCAAGCCGCAAATAAGCATCCAAACTGGGCCAGTGGTGCAAATGGGCGGTAACAATTACGTCACAATGCAAGACCTAGGCCGTGCTGTACAAACTGGCGTAAGGCAAACATTAAACATAATCCAAGGTGATATGAATATGCGTAATCAGATGGGGTTAACGTAATGGCAGATTATGATATTATGAGCTTTATGGAATATTACACCGATAGGGATACAGCAGTTGACCCTATAAGCGGGTTACGGATACCAACAAAACAATGGCAAAACTTTTATCAATTACCGCAAATATTAAGCATTGATCCTGATGTTGGCGGCGAATATGCTTACCTGCCATTTGATATCAATGGTTTTGGCTTGACGCAAGCAGCATCAGTGAATGATTTAAATATATCAATTGGCGGCAGGCAAGGTATTGTAGATACTACAGAAGAAGCAATGGAAAGCGATAATTTAATTATTGCATCACTTTATATCCAGGATGTTGGCTTTGATTCATTTGATGGTGCAAGCGCCCAATTGATAAATCGTTTTATTGGTAGTATTGTTGGTGCTAGCCTTACGGATGAAACGGTGCAATGGACAGTAAACCCATCAATTAATAAGTTGAAATTACAAGTGCCAACGCGTAAGATAACAGCAGACATGCTGCTTAGGCAGATAGGCTCATGACTGAAACCATAATTGGCGTTGGGTTAAGTGTTACTTGCGCTGATGGCACAACACGTAATGGCGTAGTGTTTAAACTTATAGACGACATGCCAATATACGAAACGCCAGATGGCGAGCTATTAAAAGGCAGCACTAAAGTAATATCAACCCAAAGCGGTACTTTTGTTGCAAATATGCAACTTATGATGATCGCAATTTTTAAATACAAAAAGGAGGATTAGTCATGTATTCATCGTCATTAGAACCAAGAGATGCAGTTTTTAAAGAAGATACAACTGTAGAACTTAAGCCAGTATTCGAGTCTGCCGCAGATATATTTTACGCAGCAAGGCAAGGGCGAAACCAAGTAATGCAATTAGCGGTCAATAACATGCGAGCGCATCAGTTTAATAATTTAGCAAGGCAACATAATGAAAGAGTACTAGCAGCAAGAGCGCAAAAAGGGCAACCAGTAAAAAGTCAAAAACCACAGCCTGATATTAGTAAGCAGCAAGATGTTGCTACTGCTGGCGATACTGTTGGAATTGTGTTTTGCAAACGTGTCAACGATGCAGGCGGCACATGGGCGCAACCACAAATGATTAAGACAGGTTCAAATAATTTTGTAGGTAGTTTTCTTTATGTAATTAGCCAAGGCGAAATGGCAAGCAGCCCATCCAAGCATCTTGCTTGGGTTGGCAATAGAAATATTAAATTTCTAGCAGATCAAACAATTACTTTAACTCATTACTATGAAACAGTTGCAACTTTAGCGGCAGCAACTAATACATGCCCGATAAATTCTGGTAATATATATTGCGGATTGAATACTTATTCTTATTTAGAGCCTATTGTTAAAGCAGGTGCATATACTGAGCGTTACGCTGATTATAAAAATTTATACAATAGAACTCGCACAATTACCAGAGGGACTGGGGACACTAGCAATTCAGTCATTAAAGATTTTTATGATAATATTACAATCTACGACAGTCTCACGGGCGCAGATGTCACTGCTACTGTTTTAACGGCATTAGGAATTACTAACCCAGCAGCAATAGCTAAGGTATTTAATCCAGTTATTGACCCAGCAACATCTGTTATAACTGGAGGACGCAATCCAGGCGTAATTTTAACATTCCCAACTAGCGGGTTAACGGCGCCTGACGCTGCGGCTTGGGCATATTATGGTTTAACCAATGCACCAGTTTGGGTTTATGCAAGTTTAGCAGTTGATAATCAAATTAATCCATTAAACCCAGCAAGTACCGGTACATTGGAAGGAGTGCAAAGTGAGATTTTTTTAAGCGAATACGCAGACCCTGCTGCACCACCTAGCACAGCAGACTATACTAATTTTGCAGATATTACATTTTTAGAAATTAACGGCAATATCTATGATGCCCCAGATGATGGTAGTTATCCAACGACTACTAGACAGATTTGTTTATTTTATGAAAATGGCATCAATGTAGACCTTTATAGCGGCGGTTTGGTTTTAAGCCAGTACACCGTAGGGCCGAGTAATCAATTTGTAGATTTTGCAATGCTGCTATTTACGCAACTTAAACGCGCTGATGGTAGTGCAACGTTTGACATTGCAATGCCAATCAATGTAACTAATATGCAAGATTTGGCAGCATTTGCTGATGAGTATGGGTTGCATTTTAATGGGATACTAGACCAGCCTGTTAATGTAATTGATTATATATCAAAAACTGCACCATTCTTTTTGTTGTTATTTATTTCTAACGGCGGCCAATATGAATTGCAGCCACTGCTCCCTTTAAACGGCAGCCAGGAAATTGATGAAACCGCAATAACGCCTGCCGTTGTATTTAACGAAAATAATATATTGCCTGGCAGTTATAGCAAAGTGTATTTTAATTTAGACGAACGCCGCAATGTGCGGCTTTCGCTGCTATGGCGTGAAGCAGACCCGCTTATAATTGGCCTACAAAGAACTACTAGCATTAGATATGATACAGCCGCTACTGATGCACCAATCATTCAATTCGATATGACTGATTTTTGCGCTAGTGCTGCTCATGCTACAATGTATGGTAAATACGAATTAGCAAGGCGTAAATATTCAACGCATAGCATATCATTGCAAACACCATTATTACCCAATGCGTTAAAACCAACTGATATTATAAAAGTAGAACGTCAACGGGTAAACAGCGCTGGCAATAATCGCACTGAAATAGACCATTATCAGGTTACTGATATTAAACATGAAACTTTTGGTATAACATCAATTACCGCTGAGCACTTCCCGCTCGATGTAAGTGACGTTAGCGTTATAAGTGATGAAATATTAAACGGTTTATTCGAGGTAATCTGATGGCAACCTTCCCTTCACTGACGCCAAACTCAAGATCGTTGGATTTAGGCAATTATCCGCAAACTGTGCATGTTGCAGTTAGCGGCATTAATCTAAGATTTTTGCAAGGGTCAAAACGTGTAAATCAAATTCTAACACTTGGTTATTCTAATATTACTGAAACTGAACTGCAATTAATCTATACGCATTATGAAACGCAAGAAGGTACATTGGTTGCATTTGATTTACCAGCCGCAGTATGGGAAGGTTATGCGTCCGTGCCAATCAGTGCCGTAGATTATAATTGGCGTTATGCCGGTACTATTTCAGTTGATACCGCCTCGCCATTACGATATAACGTAAACGTACAGCTTCTAAGCGTGGTGTTATAACAATGGCAACCTTCCCTGCATTAACACCAACAACAAGGATATTTAGCCCAGGCAACTATCCGCAAACATACCAGCAAAGCATTGGCGGGACAGGCGCTGGTTTTAGGCGTGGCGCATTATCAATTGGCAAAAATTTAACTTTAACATTTGAATATGTATTAGAAGCAGATGTAAATGCAATCAAGGCGCATTATTTTGATAATTACGGCACTTATAATATTTTTAATGTATCTTCTACAGTATGGAGCGGTTATGTTACCCCGCCGGTAGATTTAAATGGCAACTATTTTTGGCGTTATGTATCGCAACCAGTTATTATAGATGTAACATGCGACCGGTTTACGGTTGAAGTGCAGCTTGAATCAGTACCAGCGCAAAGCGGCGATTTAATTTATGCAGCAGGTTTAGCTAGTGCAAGCCCAGTGCGAACTTATATACTGGTAGCAGGTGCCGCAGCGGCAGCTCCTGCCCGCGCTTATCTTATTTACGCTGGTGAAGCATTATGAGCATTACGCAAACCGCCTTAATGCAGCAGCGGCGTGACACCGCTGCTAACTGGACAACAGAAAACCCGACGCTGCTAGCAGGTGAGATTGGCATTGAATCGGGTACTAACAAAATAAAACTTGGCGATGGTAGCACCGCTTGGACATCACTGGGTTATACGCCATGGAGCCAAATAAGCGCCTACCCATTTGTTAACGCTGATATAGATGCTGCTGCGGCAATTGCTTATAGCAAACTCGCCGCCCTAACCAGTGGCAACCTGCTGGTGGGTAATAGCAGCAACGTAGCTACCAGCGTTGCAGTAAGCGGTGATGTAACAATCACTAATGCAGGCGTTACTGCTATCGGATCTGGTGTAATTGTTGATGCTGATATAGATGCTGCGGCGGCAATAGCAGGCAGCAAAATTAACCCAGATTTTGGCGCTCAAAACGTTACGACAACAGGCAACGTTATTGTTAATAGCCAGGGTGATGTGCGGTTTGGGGACGCTGATAGCAGTAATTACATTGCAATCCAGGCCGCGTCCGTAATCTCGGCCAATGTAACGTTGACTCTCCCCAATTCTGACGGCACCAGCGGGCAGGTGCTAAGCACTGACGGGAGCGGTGCCTTGAGCTGGGCTACGGCTGGCGCCACGGTAGTAGATGGTGGCAATTTTGCTAACGGATCGAGTATAGTCTCAACATCCGGCACTATTGACGGTGGGAGCTTTTAACTAATGCCAACACCAGCGACCAGAACGCCTGTACGCATTGCACGTGGCACATACAGCGACCTCAACAGCAGCATTGCAGATTTGCAAGAAGGCGAAATTTGCTATGCAACAGATCAAAATAAATTTTATGCAATTGAAGGCGGCGCCTTAACAGAGCAGCCATATCTACCGACTGCCGGCGGCACGGTCACCGGCAACTTAGAAATCGGCATTGCAGGCAGCCTTACATTTGAAGGCAGCACCGCCGATGGCAGCGAAACCACACTAGCGGTAACTGATCCAACAGCGGATCGAACCGTAACTCTGCCTGATGCAACTGGTACGGTGTCATTGCTTAGC